AATGTATTTAAAATGAATCATACCTCTGTCTTTGAACATGTAGTATACTGTTTTATAATTAAAGGTGCTTCAAGAAGTTTCTTAGCTCAAATAACACGACATAGAATGGGGTCTTTTACTTCAGGTTCTCAACACTATCAAGATTATTCACAGTATGGAGTTTGTATTTCAAAGAAAACAAAACGCCCTCCAACATTTATTTATGCACTTGAAAATGCAATAGCATCTTATAATTTTTTATGTGCAGAAGGTGTACCTAAAAAAGAAGCCCGACAAGTGTTACCTAATGCAATGCAAAATAATTTAATATGGACAGTTAATGCAAGAAGTCTATCAAACTTCTTTAATTTAAGATTATGTAATAGAAACACAGAAGAAATTCAAGTAGTAGCAATAAAAATATTAGCCTTAGTTAAAAATCATTTTCCTGAATTATTTAATGAAGTCGGGGCAGACTGCTTTATTGATAAATGTAAACAAGGTAAAATGTGTTGCGGAAATCCATGGAAAAAGGAGATACCTAATGCTTGATGATATATTAGAATTTTATAAAAAGTTTAATTTAGACATTCCTAAAAAACCTTGTTTACTTTCTAAAGAATTACAAGACTTCAGAATATCATTTATGCAAGAAGAACTTCAAGAATATATTAATGCTTCAAATATAAAAGATATGGAAGGTTGTTTTGATGCGTTAATTGATTTAGTTTATGTAGCAATAGGTACTGCTGTATTTCATGGATTTCCTTTTGATAAAGGATGGGAAGAAGTACACAAATGTAATATGAAAAAAATTAGAACTAAAAACCCATTAGATTCTAAACGTAATTCTTCTTATGATGTTGTTAAACCTATTAATTGGAAAGCCCCTAATTTAAAGGAGTTACTAAAATGAATGAAGTATTTTACACAAAAGAAAAAGAACTCTCTACTGATACATGTAAAAAATGTAAGCTGCATCTTTTTTGCAAATCTCCTAAACACAAAGTAATAGGTCAAGGAGCAAAACATATTTTAGTCGTACTTGAAGCTCCCGGACGACAAGAAGATTTATATAGTTCTACAGGCAAAACTCTTTTGTATCTTGAACAAAAATTTGCAAAGTATGACATTGATTTGTACAAAGATTGTTGGATTACTTTTGGTGTTTCATGCAGGCCAAGTAGAAAATCAAGAAAACCAACAAAAAGAGAAGTCAAATGTTGTTCAAAAATATTAGCTAAACGAATACTTAAACTAAAACCCAGTCTTGTGTTTTTAATGGGAGAAATTGCGTTATATAGTTTTTTAGATGATAGATTAGGAAACGCTATTGGAGGAATAAAAAAATGGAGAGGGTTTACTATCCCTGACCAACGATATAAAACATGGGTGATTGCAACCTACCATCCTATGCACATAAAACGAACTGAATATAAAATGGAAAAGAAAATTTTAAGTAAAATTTTTAGTACTGATATTAAAAGAGGACTCAAAAAACAAAAGAAAAAAGTACCGTTGTATAAAAAATACAAAGTAAATATTATAAATGAAGACGATGCTATTGCAGAATTATGTTATATACATCAAAATAACCCAGTAAAATTAATAGCTTTTGATTATGAAACTACTGGTTTAAAACCGTATACAAAAGGGCACGAAATAGTTTGCTGTGGAATAAGTTATAAAAAAAATCAAGCTAGTGCATTTCTTATGACAGACAAACTTAAAAAATATTGTAAAATGATATTAGCAGATAAATACATTTCTAAAACAGCTCATAATATAAAGTTTGAACATTTGTGGAGCAAGATTATATTAAAGACAAAAGTAAGAGGATGGAAGTGGGATAGTATGATTGCTGCACATCAAATTGACAATCGTACAGGAATCACCGGCCTTAAATTTCAAGCATATATTAATTTTGGGCAAGAAGATTATTCTTCTCATTTGAATAAATATATAAAAACAGATGGTGAAGATGAATTTAATAAAGTAAAGGAAGCTCCTCAACAAGAATTATTACATTACTGTGGGATGGATGCTTTGTTACAATTTAAACTTGCTGTAAAACAAATGAAGGAATTGAAATGAAACAAAAAAGAGTTTATAGTTTTATTGAGAGTGCGACAAATATTGTTGTTGGATTAACTATCAATATTATCGCTCAAAAAATAATCTTTCCATTATTTGATATACATATCTCAACTATTAATAACCTTAAAGTAGCACTCTGCTTCACAGCCATTTCTCTTGTCAGAAGTTATTGTATAAGAAGATGGTTTACAAGAAAAGGAAATCACCCATGAATAAACAAGCTTATAAATTATTTCATGAAGGAACATTGGCTTTTGCAGACATGGAAAAAAATGGAATTAGAGTTGATGTTGCACATTGTAAAAGACAAAACAAAAATATAAAGCAGCAAATTATGATGTTAGAATGTGAATTAAATAGAACAGATGAATTGAAAATATGGAAAAAAATATACAAAGATAAATTTAATATTGATTCTAGTCCTCAATTATCAAAAGTGCTGTTTTCATATATGAAAATAACACCACCAGTAGTAACTGCAAAAGGCAATCCTTCAGTAAGTAAGGAATGTCTTCATCTTATAGATTCCCCCATAGTTAAACCTCTTATACAATTAAGGCAATTAAAAAAATTAAAAAATACATATTTAAAAAATATAATAAAAGAAACTGTAAACGGTTATCTCCACCCTTCTTTTAATTTAAATACCGTGATGACATACAGGTCAAGTTGTAATAGTCCTAACTTTCAAAATATGCCCACACGAGACCCTATAATGGGTAGAGTAATAAGAGAAGCATTTATTCCGCGAAAGAACGGAATTATTGGAGGTTTAGATTATATAGGAATAGAATTATCAATGGCTGCTTGTAATAGTAAAGACAAAATGTTAATTAAAAACTTTGCTACCATACATAAGACACAAGCCGCAAAATGTTATGCCTTAAATAAAAAACAAATAACAAAGGATATTAGATTTTGTGGAAAAAATAATTTTGTATTCCCACAATTGTATGGTAGTTGGTACAAACAATGTGCAATTAATTTGTTAGGCTCCATTAAAAAAATGAATTTAGCAACTACAGACGGACTTAAATTACAGACACATTTAAAAGCAAAAAATTTAAATACAATTAAAAATTTTACTAATCATATAGAAAAAGTAGAGCAAGACTTTTGGGATGTATATTATGTGCATAAAAATTGGCAAGAAAAATGGGTAGAAAATTATCTTAAAAAGGGATACATAGAGATGTTAACAGGATTTAAATGTGGAGGAACAATGAGCAAAAATCAGTTACTTAATTACCCCAATCAAGGACCTGCGTTTCATTGTCTTTTGTGGAGTATTATTCAAATGAATAAATGGTTGAAAAAATATAAAATGAAGAGTAAATTAATATGGAATATTCATGATGATATGGGGATGGATATTAATATAAAAGAAAAAGAAGATGTACTACAAAAAGCCAAAGAGATAATGTGTATTGATATTAAAAAAGAATGGGAGTGGATTATCACACCTTTAGAAATCGAAGCAGAATTTTCCAATAAAAATTGGTATGAAAAGAAGGAAATAAAAGTTTAAAAATATTTTTTATTTTTTGGTTTACTTATTAAAATTTTAATGTATAATACTTAAAAAATGGAGAACACTATGAATATAAAAGAACTAAAAGAAGAGATGAAGGTTAATGAAAATGACCTACAAGGAGAGTGGGCGAAACAAGCGACTTTGTTTCTGAAGTACTCATTGAAGATGTCAAGATTAATACATGAAAGAGATACTTATAGAAGAGAAGTGGCAAATAAGATATTAGTTAGCACAGATAAAATAAGTGAGGCAGCACTAACAAGGATGTTGGATAGTGATGCTAAGATAGTAGACTATCAACTTCAAATTAATCAACATAAGAATGCTGTTCAATCTTTTGAACACAAAAAGAAAGCATTGGAATATGAAACACAATTATTAATTGGAGGGTTTTTTGCTGAGCCCAAAGAGAAGAAACCTATCAGGAAAGGAGGAAAATAGATAGGGTATTTATTTTATAACTTTTATTTTAGAAGGAGTTCGTAATGATGACTAAGACAAAAAAGAAGAAGGGAAAGGTTTCAAGCAAAAAGAAATCTGCTCCTGCAAAGAAAGGAAGAACGAATACTAAGAAGTACGATGATGATGATAAAGACTTGGAAGAACGATTGAAGGCTCAAGCAAAAGAGGGAGACAAGAGAGGTACTAAAAGTATTCCTTTGAACTTGACTATATTTGACAAAGAAATAAAATTCTACAAGATGAAATCAGGTAAAGATATAAACAAGTTAGATATAATTCCTTTTAGAGTATCAGAAAAATACTACGAACACTTGCTGCAACATTCTAATAATCCTACAGGTAGAAAAAAAGGAAAATTAGAACCCTCCTTAATTATCCCTGTACACAGAGGAGTAGGACTAGGAAACAAAGCTGTTCTATGCAATCAATCAGCATTCCAGAAACCATGTTTTATCTGTGAGCAGATGTTTGAACTAATCAAAGATGGTTACGAGAAGAATGAAGACCAGATTAGGCGACTAAGACCATCATGGAGAGGTTTCTATAATGTAATTGATAGAACAAATAAGAAAGGGGAAATCTTATTATTAGAAACAAGTTTCTACAACTTTGAAAAGAATTTACGAGAAGAGATAGAAACAAGTGATGAAGGTAAAGTTGTATACGCAAGTTTAAACAATGGTAAGACCCTTAAGTTTAAAGGTAAAGAGAAGAAACTAGGTAAGATAACTTTCATTGATGTTCCTACATTTACATTTCTTGACAGGGATGCTCTTTCATCTTCTATTCTTGATGATGTGTTTGCATTGGATTCAGCATTGATAATTCCTAAATATGAAGATGTGAAGTCCTTGTATCTAGAAGATGTAAAGGAAGATGATGAGGATGAAGACGAGGATAATGGAGATAGGAGTGACCTTCCTGACCATGAAGACGAGGATGATGAAGACGAGGATGATGAAGACGAGGATGATGAAGACGATGAAGACGAGGATGATGAAGACGAGGAAGACGATGAAGACGAGGATGATGAAGACGAGGATGATGAAGACGATGAAGACGATGATGATGAAGACGATGAAGACGATGAAGACGAGGAAGACGAGGAAGACGATGAGGATGAAGATTAATTAACTGTAACAGAGAGAGTGGGTATAGGTAGATAAAACATTCGTATAAGCTTGCAAGCGACCGGCCAGGAAAGCGAAATCCTCCTACCTACTCTCTTTATTTTAATTTAGAAAAGGAAAACTAATGGGCAAAAACAAATCGTGGCTTACAACTAATGAAGCAATTGCAATTTTAGCAAAAGCAAAAATAAAAACCAACAGAATAACATTTTTAAATAAATGGGTTAAAAAGTATGACTTAGGTCATAAAGTTGGTGGAAGATGGGTTATCTTTCCTGAGAAATTGAAAAAATTTATGCGAGATAATTTTCACATAGGGAAAATCTATGCAAAGAAAAAATAAAACTGAAAAGAAGGAGCGTAAAAAGAGAGTGGAGTTTCTGGATACTGGGTCTACTCTACTCAACTTAGCAGCGAGTGGAAAAGGAAGAAAAGGAGGCTGGGCGAGAGGTAGAATCGTAAATTTAGTAGGGGATGGGAGTAGTGGAAAGACACTACTTGCTCTGGAGGCTTGCGCCCAAGCCTTCTATTATATTAAAACGAGGAAGTCTAAATTGTTCCCAAAGGTAAAGAAGGTTTCGATAGTCTACAACAATAGGGAAGGAGTGATGGATTTTCCTCTTGAAGAGATGTATGGAGAGAAGTTTGTTAAAGGAATAGAGTGGATACAATCCTCCACTTGTGAAAAGTTTGGTAGGGATTACCAGAAGAGAGTAGCTAGTTTAAAGGAGGGAGAGTTCCTTT